GCGGCAATCATCCAGCTTCAGTAAGGGGGTGTTATGGCGCTAGTTGTCGCAGACCGCGTACAAGAGACTACCACCACAACCGGCACGGGGACGATAACCCTTGCCGGAGCCGTGTCTGGGTTTCAGACGTTTGCCACAATTGGCAACGGCAACACCACCTATTACTGCGTAACCAGCGGCACCGCGTGGGAAGTTGGGATTGGAACCTATACTTCTTCCGGCACTACGCTTGCCCGTACCACTATCCTAGCGTCCTCCGCTGCCGGTGCTGCTATTACCCTCGCCGGCACATCCAACGTCTTCTGCGTCTACCCCGCTGGGAAATCTGTTTACCAAGACGCTGATGGCAACATAGGTCTTGGGGTTACTTCTGCGGCGGTTCCAATTACTATTTATAGGTCTGGGACTCCCGCTAATATCCAAGCTACGTCTGACTCCGCTTCAACTACGATTCAAGCAAGGGTATTTTCAAATACAACGTCAAATTACCCAATTATTAATTTGGCAAGAAGTAGAGGAACTCTTGCGGCTTCTACAATTGTGTCATCAGGAGATCCGACCGGGAACTTATCTGCTCGCGGCTGGGATGGGGTGCAATTCATACAGACGGGCGCTATTGATTTTGCCGTAGACGGAACCCCCGGTGTCAACGACATGCCGGGGCGAATTATTTTTAGCACTACAGCAGACGGCGCAGCAAGCCCAACTGAACGGATGCGGATTGACAGTGCCGGCAACGTCGGCCTCGGCGGCGCAGCGCCCGTTGGGAGTAATTTTTACAACTCCAAAAGCATCACTGGCGCTACAACGGCAGGTGCGAACAATACCGTTGCGACCATTCAAAGTGATGTAACCACTGCGCGAGGCTATACCTCCACGTTAAGCACCGCCGCCGCTGTTTTTTCGACAGGGATACAACATTTTATTGCTGGGCAATCCTCGATTGGTGCAGGGTCTACGGTAACTGCTCAAACTGGGTTTTGGGCTAGCTCAAGCATGGTTGGCGCTACTACTAACTATGGCTTTGTGGCTGATAATACCGCCGCAGTCACCGCAGGCAAATCGGCTTACGGATTTTTTTCCAACGTCAACACGGCTACCGGCGGCGGAACGACTTGGGGTTTTTATGCGGCGGGTACGACCAACAATTTCTTTCAAGGTAACGTAGGTATTGGCACGGGAAAAGCCGTCCCGTCCACTGCTCTTGATGTCAACGGCACGGTTACGGCTACTGGAGGTGCTTTTACTACGCTAAGCGCCTCCTCCACTGTCTCTGGTGCTGGCTTTAGCACTTACTTAGCTTCTCCTCCGGCTATTGGTGGAACGGTCGCGGCGGCTATTACAGGCACTACGATCACTGCCACCACCGCGTTCTCTGGCCCTCTGAACGGAACTGTAGGCGCTACTACGCCTTCGACTGGAGAGTTTACCACTCTTAGTGCATCCACCTCCCTTGCTGCCGGTGGAGTTCCTGTTCCCGGCTATTCACTCACAGTACGCTCTACCGCGCTTGCAAACGCATATTTTGTTGATACCGATTCCGGCACGGGCGGTATGAACATCAATTTTCTGAAAAACAGCGCGTCCCCTGCGGCGTCGGACGACATTGCCAATTTGCGTTTTTACGGTAATGACAGCGCTGCTGTTCAGACCGAATACGTCAGGCTCGCAGCGACAATCGCAGACCCAACCAATGGTTCCGAAGATGGGACGCTGGTGTTGAACACAATAAAAGCCGGTACTGTTGCAGAACGAGTTCGTTATAGCTCCGCAGACGGCCTTTACGTCGTAGACGGCGCGTTTAGATGCCCAGATGCCTACGCCAGCACCACCGGCACCGCTGCGAACATGGTGATGAGTTCTGCCAGCGGCATCCTTCAGCGCAGTACCTCTTCGCTTCGCTACAAAAACTCGGTCACCGACGCAACCTATGGCCTCGCCGAGGTGATGCAACTGCGCCCGGTTACCTACAAAGGTAACAACGACGGTGACACCGTTTTTGGTGGGTTTATCGCCGAAGAAGTGCATGGCATTGGGCTGACGCAGTTTGTCCAATACGACGCTGAGAACCGTCCTGACGCGCTTGCCTACGGCAACATGGTCTCTCTGCTGGCCAAGGCGATGCAGGAACAGCAGGCGATGATCGAGGATCTCAAGGCCCGTATCGCGGTGCTTGAAGCCAGATAATGTTTTCCGTCGCGCCGTTTTCTGGAGCGCCGTTTTCCACTGCTTGGGTAAGTACCTCAGTTGCCCTCACAGGCGTCACTACGACGGGGCGTGTTGGTTCAGTTACTGTTGCCGGCACAGCCAATGTAGCCCTCACAGGCGTCACTACGACGGGTGTCGTAGGTTCAGTTACTGTCGCTGGATCCGCTAATGTAGCCCTCACAGGCGTCACTACGACGGGTGTCGTAGGTTCAGTTACTGTCACCGGCACAGCTAATGTAGCCCTCACAGGCGTCACTACGACGGGGCGTGTTGGTTCAGTTACTGTTGCCGGCACAGCTAATGTAGCCCTTACGGGTGTCACTACGACGGGTGTCGTAGGCTCAGTTACCGTTATACCTAGTGTTGAGGTATTTCTTACTGGTGTAACGACGACGGGCGTAGTAGGGACGGTAGTTGCCCAGCAGGCTACGTTTGTATCCCCCACGGGGGTCACCACAAATGTGGTTGTCGGCACGCCGACTGTTCTCCCTAACACGATAGCTGCGGTTACCGGCGTCACAACGACAGGGGTAGTCGGGGCTGTCAGTTTTGTTATTGACGCTAATGTAGCCCTCACAGGCGTTACAACGACGGGGATAGTCGGGACTGTTAGTTTTGTTATCGACGCTGATGTAGCCCTCACAGGCGTCACTACGACGGGGGTTGTGGGCGCGATCGGGTTCATTATTGACGCCAACGTATTTCTTGTTGGCGTCACGACGACTTGCGTTGTTGGTGATGTTAGGATATGGGGGCAGATCATCCCCGACCAAAACCCCAACTGGGTGCCGGTGGATGATAGTCAAACGGGTGTTTGGAGTGCGGTTAACGACGCGCAAGTTGCGGGATGGGTAGCCGTCGATGATAGTCAAACGGGCACTTGGACAGATGTTGATGATGCTCAAACCCCAAATTGGACGCAGATAGCTGCGTAAAGGATCTAAAAAATGTCTTCTACCTACTCCAATCTTGGTATCGAACTCATTGGTACTGGCGAACAGGCCGGCACTTGGGGCGTCACCACCAATAACAATTTTAGTGACATCATTGACAACGCTATCGTTGGCGCTGCAACCATTGCGGTAACCGGCACATCCTCGGGTTCCCCCACTGTCCTTACCGTTTCAAACGGTTCTTCGTCCGACGGCCAAAAACGCATTATTACCGCGTCGGGGGCTTTGGGCGCTGCTGGCTATTTGCAGATTTCCCCCAACGATTTTGCTGGCTACTACTTTATCCGCAATTCCACCGGGCAGACCTTGAACGTCTTTCAAGGAACGTATTCCTCCGGCAACGCGGTTGCAATTGAAAATGGGTTTGATGCCATCATTAAATGCAGTGGCACGGGCGCAGGTGCGGTAGTTTCTTTCATTAACTACAAACTTAAAACCGGCCCGCTTCTAGTCACTAATGAGTCCACGGTTGGCACTGTTATCTCGGGGTCTACGTCCGCCGCTGCTTTGCGTATTACACAAACCGGCTCTGGCAATGCGCTGCTGGTAGAAGACGATGCTAACCCTGATTCTACGCCGGTCGTTATCAACACTTCCGGGCAATTAGTTATTGGCGCTACGACGGCTCCGGGGTCTACGACCGCTGGTTTATCACTAACTTCAGATTCCGCTTCAGCACCTACTAGCAACATTTTGTCTCGCCGGAACAGTACGGACTCCACCGGAACTACGATAGACCTCTACAAAGCTCGTGGCTCGCTAGCCATTCCCACCACTGTAGTTAGTGGGGACAATGCGGGGACTATTACATTTTCCGCCTACGACGGGACTAACTTTCTTCCCACCGCGCAAATTAAATCATCCGTAGATGCCACCCCCGGCACTAATGACATGCCGGGAAATTTGGTAATTAGCACCACGGCAGACGGTGCGAGTACGCTCACTACCCGACTGACCGTCAATTCTGCGGGGCTGGTGACGGTGCCGGGGGGGCTTAGCGGCCCAATAGGCGCAACTGGTGCCACTACTGGGGCGTTTACTACGTTAGCCATTTCAAATGCGTTGTCTCTCAGCGGCGCTGCGGGCACTTCGGGACAAGTTCTGACTTCTGCTGGGGCTGGCGTTGTACCAACTTGGGAGACTCAAACCCCCACTTTTGCAGCGGGCACTCGGCTTGCTTTTCAACAATCTGCCGCGCCGACTGGGTGGACTATTGAAACAGGCGCTGCATATAACAACGCGGCTTTGCGAATTATTACCTCTGGCACCGCAGGGACAGGTGGTACTGCCGGATTTACTACGGCGTTTACAAGCAGAACCCCCGCCGGTACGGTGGCTACTACAAATGCGGGCACCACGCTTTCGACCTCGCAGTATGGTCTTTTATCCCATTTTCATACTTACACAAGGACTCTAATTGGAAGCGGATCTACTATTGAAGATGGATCCCCGCTCACTTCTACTTCCGCTACCGTAAATACGTCCACAGAATCTGACACTACCGTTTCGTCGCACACACATACTGCAACTAGCACGTTTACCGGAACGGCTATGGATTTTGCAGTTAAATATGTAGATTTTATTATTGCGGCTAAAAATTAAGGATTTGCAATGGAACTCAAACCCGGCAATTTTTGCCCGTTGATTAAAAAAGATTGCATTGGAATTCAGTGTGCGTGGTTCTCCCAAATTATGGGTAAAAACCCAAACACTGGGCAAGATGTCAACGAATGGAATTGCGCCATTGCGTGGATGCCAATGCTGCTTATTGAAAATTCCCAACAGTCTCGCCAAACCAGCGCAACGGTGCAGGCTTTCCGAAACGACATGGTTGCTCAAGGGGACAATACTCAACAGTTGTTCTTGGCTATTGCTAACCAAAATCAACGATTAATCGAAGGGTAACCAATGAACACTTATTGGAAAATTGAACAGCTTACTCGTAGGGCGTCGGATGGCGGAGTAACTGCGGTTCATTGGCGGCTTTTTGGGGAAGAAGAAGAATTTCAAGCGTCGCTGTGCGGGGAGTTTAGAACCAACCCAGACCCATCTTCGCCCGATTTCATCCCGTTTGACAATTTGACCGAAGCGGAAGTCGTCAATTGGATAACTTCCACTTTGCGGGAAGGACGGATGAATGATTTTATTACTGACTTAATGGTGCAAATCGAACAGCAAAAAAATCCGGTGGTCTCCGACAGGCTTCCTTGGGCGTAAGTCATGAACGCGCATGACAAACTTTCGGTGTGGGTGACGCTCATCGCTACAATTACGCTGTCCATGATTTTAATGTCGATGGTGGGCGGCATGATGGTTGGATTGTTCGACGAGAAAGTGGACAACAACAAGATTTTTGAAGCTGTGCTGCCTGCGTTTCAGACAATTGTCGGGGGCTTCATTGGGTTAATTACTGGCATCAAGATCGCCACAGACCAACGCCGCGACGACGCAGGAGATAAATAGTGGACTATCAAATGCTTTTTAACATTGTCCTCGGTGCGGCGATGTCAATTGTAGGGTGGTTTGGTCGTTCTGTTTGGGAAGCCAGTATCGAACTCCGCGCTGACCTTTCTCGCCTGCGGGAAGACATTCCGAGAACTTATGTGGCCCGCGAAGATTACCGCGCTGATATTCGAGAAGTAAAAGAAATGCTGACCCGTATTTTTGACAAACTTGATTCCAAGGTAGACAAATGACGTTTGAAGAATCTTTCAAAGTGCTTATCGGCCATGAAGGTGGGTATAGCGGCGACCGCAACGACCCCGGCAACTGGACTGGCGGCAAAGTAGGCGTTGGCGAATTGCTGGGCACCAAGTATGGCGTTGCCGCTAATTCGTATCCGATGGAAGACATCCAAGGGCTGACGCTGGAACGAGCGCAGCAAATTTACCGCCGGGACTATTGGGACAAGTTGCACGCCGATGACCTTCCTAAACAGGTGCGGTTTGCGGTGTTTGACGCAGCCGTCAACTCTGGAGTGGGGCAGGCAGCAAAATGGCTTCAACGGGCCGTTGGAGTTAAGGATGACGGCATTATCGGTCAGGGGACGTTGGCAGCGGTGCGAGCGATGGATCAGTACAAACTTGCTGCGGTTTTCAACGGCCAGCGCCTCAAATTCATGACCGAGTTGAAGGTTTTTGATAAATATGGTAAAGGGTGGGCACGGCGCATTGCCGAAAACCTGATTAACCTTCCGTAGGAGGATCCTCCATGAATCTTAAGTTTTTTCTAGATCGTGCGCGGGAACCTTCTACTTGGCGCGGTGCCGCTATCATGGCGGGCACGATGGGCGTTGGGGTTAACCCTGAGGCTATGCAACAAATTGGGTTGGCGGTGGGTGCTGTCATCTCGGCAATCGAGATTTTCCGCAAGGAAAAATAAATGCCCCTTAAGAAGCTAATATTCAAGCCGGGGGTAAACCGAGATCAAACCAACTACGCTGGCGAAGGTGGTTGGTGGGAGTCCAACAAGATTCGGTTTCTCTCTGGCTTCCCTCAAAAACTAGGAGGCTGGGCAAAAGCCTCGGTCACTTCGTATCTGGGCGTCTGCCGTTCGCTGTTTAATTGGATCCCAGCAGCGGGGTATAACTTCCTTGCGCTTGGCACTAGCTCCAAAATTTATGTTGAAAGCGGTGGGACGCTGCACGACATCACCCCGCTTCGCGCTACTTATACCGGCGCATCAGTTCCTCAAGACACCGACAACTGCTTCACTACGGCGTTGGGATCTACTACCGTCACGGTCACTATCAACTCGCACGGCGCGGTAGACGGGGATTATGTAGTTTTTTCTGGTGCTACGGCGGTTGGTGGCGTTCCCGCTACCAGTCTTAACGACGTTCAGTTTCTCATTTCTAATGTCACTGCCAACACATTTACAATAACGGTGGATACCGCAGCGACTTCTGCGGCTACTGGTGGTGGCACGGGTATTACGGCGTTTTTCTACATCCCTTCCGGATTTTCTACCGCCGCTTCCGGTGTAGGTTGGGGCGCTCCCCCGTGGGGTGGGTTTGGGACGACGCCGACGACTGGCTGGGGTATCGCTTCGGCAACGGCTGTTTCTATCCCCATCCGCATTGTTTACTTCGCGTCGCGGTACAACGTAACTGCTGACGAAACCGATTTGCTTTTTAACATTCGGAACGGCGCAATCTATTACTGGGATACTGACACTTCGTTTGCGGTAGCCCCCGCCGTAACCCCTACTAATGCAATTGCGTTGACAGGAACGTCAATCCCAGACCAAGTTGGGCAAATTTTGTTTGACCCCAAGAGCGGCATTTTGATGGCGTTTGGGGCTACAGCGTATGGCGGCGGTTCAGCTACCTATGACCCTCTTTTGGTTCGTTGGGCAAGTCAAGATAATTACACCAACTGGGATCGCGCAACTCCCGTAACGTCCACCGCCGGGTTCTTAACAATTCAAACCGGCTCCAACATTTTGCGGGCCGTTGCCAACTTGGATGAAACGCTGGTATTTACTGAACAGTCGGTAACGTCCGTGCAGTTTGTGGGGGGAACAGATGTATTTTCACAAAAACTAATCTCCAACGAAATTTCACTTATCGGCCCCAACGCCGTCATTTCCAAAAACAATGTCTTCTATTGGATGGGGACGGATAAGTTTCTTTCATACAACGGTCGTGTGGAACCCCTCCCCTGCACCCTACGCCAACATGTTTTTGAAAATATAAATTGGGCGCAAACTGAACAATTTTTTGCTGCGTCCAACGAGCGGTTTTATGAAGTTTGGTGGTTCTATTGCTCTGCCACTTCTAACACTATTGATAAATACGTCATCTTTAATTACGCAGAAGACATCTGGTATTACGGAGATTGCACCGACTCCATGAGCCGCACGGCGTGGTCTGACTCTCCGCTACGTCAATACCCGCAGGCTGCGAGTGAAGACGACAGCTATTTGTATAGCCACGAGTATGGTACGGACGCCGGGGAACTCCCGATGACCTCCTACATTACCTCTAACAACGTAGACCTTGACCCGGACGGCAACAAGTTCATGCTGGTACGCCGACTCATCCCGGACGTATCTTTTGTGGGGTCTGCAACTGGGTCGACCCCCAGTGTGGACTTCACACTATCGCCCCGGAATTTCCCCGGCGCTGCGTACATGACGACCAACGCCGAGGGTCAGGACTTCTCGCGGACGGTTACCCGTAGCTCTGGCACCACGGTATCGGTGGAGCAGTACACGGAGCAGGTGTTTATCCGCGCCCGTGCCCGTCAGATAGGGGTTTCTATTGGGTCGTCGGAGTTGGGCGTCAATTGGCAGTTAGGTGCCCCGCGCCTTGATATGCGCGAAGACGGTACTCGGGGATAAAAGTGACGTTCAAAAACACGCAAGCCCCGCGTATTCCCAGTGCCCCTAAAGAGTACGACTCGGTATTTTTCAATCGCTTTGCGCGAGCATTGGATACATATTTCACCGTCTTGGATTCCAAAGCCGGCATCAACGTAGACAGCATATCTACTGGGCAGCTTATTACGCCGTTCACTGCGCTTACTGTGGTAAATGGGGCAAATAACAATCTTGAGATTCCTGCCGCTACATTCTTTAGGATTTCATCTCCTACTGGGGTGTTTTCCATCACAGGGCTTTTAACTGGCAACGCGATTTACGACTCTACTTCCGCTTTGGTCTACGCCGCGTTGGACGGGCAGCAAGTAGTGCTGTTTAACTCCACGGCGTATGCCATGACTATCGCAAATCAAAGCGCCAGCAGTAGCACCCCCAATCGCATTATCACGAATACCGGGGCTGACATTGCTACGACAGGTTCTGGAGTGGTGACGTTAATTTATTCTCAAGTAGATGCACGTTGGATCGTCATCTCCGCACAGCTTTAAACAGGGGTTTGATATGGCAATTCGGGGCAACTCTCAATTTTCTCAAACTCCTCGCGGGCAAGCGGTTGCCGCGCAGACTGCTGCGCCAGCAGTAAATAATGGTATTGCCATGATTGGTGGCGTGCCCTATGTGCTGTCCAACAGCGCCGCTATTGGGGTGGACAACAATAGCGAGGATATGAACCGTTATGCCCAAGAGTTTCAAACGCGGGCAGGATCAAATCTTAGCGGGCAAGCACGGAGCAACGCGCTGGGGGTTCCGTCCCTTGGTGCTCCGCGCACGGGGCAGTGGGTGCCCGTTGATAGCCTGACACCGGACTTTTACACCCGGAACTACGAACAAAACTGGAAAAACTCGCCCGGATATACACCTGTCCTTACTCCCGCATTAAAGGCCGCTTTGGCTAGCGGAGATCCCAACAAGATTGCCGCCGCGCACTACAACGCCCTGCACACCCTGCCCGATAAGGGACAGGATTTTGGGAGCTTTCTTGCGGATTTTGCCCCGCAAATTGCATTGGGGGCTATTCCCGGTATCGGCCCTGCGTTAGCGGCGGGGTATGGTGGGATACGAACTGCCGTTAATGGCGGTTCCCCCCTTGAGATTTTGTTGAACGCTGCGGGGTCTTATGGTGGAGGGCAGTTAATTCCCGGCATTCAATCTGCGGGGGGCATTCAGAACTTCATCAACCAAGGTATATCTAAGGCAACAGGTATCTTTAGTAACCCCAGTTCAGCGTTTACCGGGGCAACCAGCGGGGCGGCGTCTAATCCGTTCCAGACCGCAGTAGATATAGCGGGGAACGTCCCTTCTTCTCTTGTGTCAGGAGGTCAGAAAAAGACCACTCCCGCACCTACCCCCGCCGCACCTTCGCGGCCTAGTCAGTCGTCCCCCAACTTTATGGGGCCAAGAGCGCCGGGAGCGCCCGCCCCTGCCCCTGCTCGCCCTGCTGCTCCTGCACCCACTCCTGCTCGTCCTGCGGCTGCCCCTGCGGCTACGCCTATGTTTGGGCAATTGGGGGTCGCTCAGCCTGTGCGTCGCGCTATGGGTGGGCCGATTGACCCACGGCGGGATGCTATGAACCCGATGGGCGGTGCGCCTGCGGCGCATTATGGGCTTGCTTCGTTGGAAAAAGGGGGAGCGGCAAGTGATGCACCCGTTGAAGGTTATCTTGACGGCCCCGGTGATGGTATGAGCGATTCAATCAAAGCCATTATTGACGGAAAGCAGCCAGCACGGCTTGCGGATGGCGAGTTCGTTATTCCTGCGGATGTCGTCAGTGGGCTTGGTAACGGGTCTAGCAAGGCCGGGGCAAAAGTGCTATATGCAATGATGGATCGCATCCGTAAAGCCCGCACAGGTACGGCCAAACAGGGTAAAGAAATCAACGCCGAGAAATTCTTGCCAGTCTAAATGTTGACCGAAGCAGAACGTAGTAAAATTTACGAATGGATAGGCGATGAACACGCCTATTCATTGTTCATGCAGATTTCGGAAGCGGGCGAATTTTGGGACGATTTGCTGGATAAAGACAGGCCGATTCCCGATTCTAGGATTAACTCGGTGATGTTTTCGTTGCTGGTGGCACTGCCTAGCAATCCGTTTTTTATAGCCCACAGAGCCAATATCCTTCCGGTATTGGCAACGTTGACAAATTCATGGGCGCATTTGGTGCCTAAATTGGAGGCCAACGAGTTGGTTTCCAAGAAAACAGTTTATGCAGTACGGCGCTGCGTTACTAACAACATAGATCTCTTGCTGTACATAATTTTTCTTTCTCGCGGCATGAACTATGTAGCAGAAATCTCAAACGAAGTCGCCGATTTTGTGATTTCTAAAGAAGAATTATTTACCGAATACGTTGACGGTTTAACCGCTCAAAGGAGTTAAGTCATGGGTTGGACAGATGGCGGTATGGAAGAGTCCGGTAGAACCGAGACTAATAAAAACACAACCGATACGTTGACGTTCGACCCTCGGATGCAGGGCTATTTTTATGGCGCTGCTGACAAGGCGATGAATGCGTTCAATGAACCATTCAAAGCGTTAAACCCCAACCAATATGTTGCCGGCCCCAATGCGGATTTGCGGGCTGCGTGGTCGGGTATCCGTGGGATGCAAGACCCCCGAGAATTTGGTCAAGCGTCGGACTTGTTCAACCGCGCTGCTGGATACCAAGCAAACAAATATGCTGCCCCGGAAGCATATGGTGCTCCGCAAGCGTTTGGTAACTTTGGGCTTCAGAGCCTTAACGTCCCGCAGAATTTTTCTGCGGAAGCTGCCAAACAGTACATGAACCCGTTCAATGAAGCGGTGACTGAGCAGGCTCGGCAGCAGGCTATTCGGGAAGGTAGCCGACAAGCTGCCCAAGATCAGCTACAGACGGTGTTTGGAGCCGGCTCATCGTCTAGCGGCGCTGCGTTGAGGGGCGCAATGGCTAACCAGAACATGGCCAACACCATTGCCGACATCACTGCCAAAGGTAATGCTGCGGCATTTGACCAAGCGCGTCAGCAGTTCAATACCGACATTGACCGTCGTCTGGGTGCGGAGCAGTTCAATATCGGCGCTGGCGAACGCGCATACGGGCTGAACCAAGCCACCGCTGCACAGAACGAAGCCGCACGGGCAAGGGCGTACGGACTCAACGCCGACACTGCTTTGAATGCGTTCAAAGCTAACGAAGACGCTCGACAGTTTGCTGCCAATCTTGGATTGAGTTCCGCACAGGGGTTGGGTACGTTAGGTGCTGCGCGTCAAGCTTCGGACTTGAACCGATACAATGCGCTTGCGGCGGCGGGTGCAGACCAGCGGAACATTGAGAGTCAGAAGATGGCGTTGAAGCTCAGTGAAGCTTTGGCGGCGCGTGGGTTTAACATGCAGCAAGCGTCACAGTTAGCGCAGATTCTAGCCACCATCCCTACAGGCAGAACGCAGACGGGTACCGCGACGGGTACAGAACGGACATTCTCCCAGACCCCCAGCCTGATGAGTCAGCTTGGTGGGCTGGCCGGTGCCGCCGCCAGTATGTACTTTGGTCTGCCGATGCAGTTAGGACAGCAGGGCATTACGTCCCCCGGACAAATTTTTAGTAACGCTGGTAAATTCTGGGGCACGGGTGGTGGTAGCGGCATGGGCGATAGTTTGCCCGGATAATTATTTAAGGAACCTACGTCATGCCTATTAATCAGCAAGTTGAAAAAGTTAATGCTGCTCTGTCGCGGATGTCCCCTCAGCAGTTGATGTCCATGCTGCAAGATAAGAACAATCCTTATCTGTACTTGGTGACTTCGCGGTTGGCACAGCTAAAAGAAATGCAGCAGCCCAAGCCGCCCCCGCCGCAGGGGACGGTGACTGACCATGTGGCGCAGGCGTTGATGCAACCTCCCATGCCTCCGCAGGGTATCGCCGCTGCAATGCCGCCGGGGATGGCTATGCCTCCCCAGATGCCTCCCCAGATGGCTCCCCAGATGGCTCAGGCTGCGCCTCAGATGCCCCCGCAGGCTATGCAGGCTGGTGGGCACGTTCACGAC